TCAAATGGAATTATTTTAATGAAAGATTTGATTTATTACCCGTCATTATCTGCAGGAGGATGTGCAGGAGACTTCAAGAAGAACAAAGAAGTTAAGCCTGGACTTACATGCAGATTTTATGATAAAGAATTTCCAGAACCATGGAGACATCCATATTTCCTAATTACAGCCGGCCACCATTACAAATGGATGGATGCCAGAGATAGATATGGATTAGATGATGATGTATTAGTATTAGGAGATTCAGGAGGATTCCAGTTAGCTACCGGTGCCATTAAATGGGATCCTGCGTTTAAGAAGACTATATTTGATTGGTTAGAAGCTAATTGCGACTTAGGTGTTAACTTAGATATCCCACCGCGCGCGAAGTATGATGGAAAGTTTTACGAATGTATGGACATTAGTTATGATAACTTTACATATTTCGCAGATAACCAGACTGGTAAATGTAAATTCTTAAATGTTATTCAAGGTAACAATGTTGAAGAATATGAGGCTTGGTATCAAAAGATGAAAGACTTTGAATTCAATGGTTGGTGTATTGGAGGTGCTCAAAAGCGCGTTACCATGTTTATGTCTGCCTTAGTTCCTATGATTAAAAATAGAGAATTTGAAAAGGTTCGTAATCAGTTTATACACGTATTAGGTATATCAAAGATATCTGATTTCTTTATGTTGAGTTTCCTTCAAAAGATGGTAAACAAATATCATGGAGGTAGAATACAAGTATCTACAGATTCATCATCNCCAGGTTTATATCCTGTATATGGAACNTATCTNCATTCACCNCAANTNAGTAAAATGACCTTTACGGATTTATATTTTCCAAAAGGAGAAAATTTACCTTANAATGCAGATGATTTAGTTCCTAATCCATTAGGTCATCCAGTATCAGAAGGATTTACGTTTGGTGATGTATCNAATTATAAAGGNGATGTTACAATGAAAATGACATTGAACAATTTATTTGTATTTAATGATACAGTTAAGCAAGTAGAAGAAATTGTGAAATGTCATAATGAATTGTTACAAACAGTAGTTCCAAGAGACTTCTATTCAGTGTTAATGAGCATGGAAGAGATGTTTAAGGACCCAGATAAAGCTATACATATCTATAACAAGAATAGACAGTTATATGATAGGTTTGGTGGTAGTACAAGAGATTTAGTAAATAATGAAGTGTTTAATCAATTCTTCGAATAAAAGAGAACAAATGGAAAAAAGAAAATTAACTAGTTTTATTGACAAGTATTATTTAGCAGGAAGTGCTAATTCAGTAGGTTTAAATGTTAAAGACAAAACATTGTCATGTGAGTTTATTACAGATGATCAGAACGTTGTTGGTTCAGTATCAATGAACGATTTTGAAGTAGAAGATGGTACATTAGGAGTATATACAACTTCTCAATTAACAAAACTGTTAACTGCATTAGATGAGAATATTGATGTTAAAGTTAATAAAGCAGATGATGCCGCATTTTCAATCAATGTTGCTGATAAGACGACCAATGTAACCTTTATGTTAGCTGATTTGTCAGTTATTAGACAAGTCCCTCAAATGAAAGGTCTTCCTGATTTTGGTGTTAAGATTAAATTGACAAAAGACTTTGCAGATAAGTTTATTAAATCAAAGAACGCGTTGCCTGAAACTGAAAACTTTGCGGTAGAAAGTAATAATTCTGGTACTAAGATGATATTGAATTATTCAACTCTTAATACCAATAGAATTACATGGCCAATCGTTCCAGAAAAGTCAGAAACATTGAATGCAACTTGCTTCTCGGCCAATCTATTTAAAGAAATTTTATCTGCTAATAAAGATGCAGATGAAGGTTATATTGAAGTATCTCAAGCCGGCCTAGCTAGAGTATCATTTGTTGGTAAGACATATACGTCCACATATTATTTAGTACAGTTACAAGCAGCATAATGATTATATATGTAGATATTGATGAGACAATTTGCTATTATACAAAAGAACGAGAATATCCAAAGGCATTGCCTATTAAAGATAATATAACTAAAATTAATAAGTTATTTAATGAAGGCCATGAAATAACGTATTACACCGCGCGCGGCTCGACTACTGGTATTGATTGGTATACATTAACATCTAATCAATTAATAGAATGGGGCTGCAAATTCCATCATTTAAGTGTAGGAAAGAAACCCCATTATGATTTATTAATATGCGATAAATCTAAAAGAATAGAAGAAATATGAAAGTAAAATTTAAAAAATTAGTTGACACTGCAGTTACTCCTAGTTATGCAAAGCCTGGAGATGCTGGAATGGATATAACTACTATTGCTCATAAGATTAATACGGAGCATAATTTTATAGAATATCATACCGGGCTGGCATTTGAATTGCCAAAAGGATATGTAGGATTGTTATTTCCTAGATCATCAGTTTCTAAAAAAGACATTAGTTTAGCAAATTGTGTAGGAGTAATGGATTCAGGGTTTAGAGGTGAAATAACATTTAGATATAAATTCGATCGTGATGAATATTTTGCAAATGTAAAACGATATGATGACGGAGACCGTATCGGTCAATTGGTAATAATGCCTTACCCAGAAATTGAATTAGAAGAAGCTAATGAATTAGCCGATAGTTCAAGAGGTGAAGGTGGCTATGGTTCAACAGGTAATTAAATAAGTATGTTTGGAAATCAAGAAAATACATTATGGGTGGAAAAGTTCCGTCCAGGTACATTAGAAGGATATGTAGGTAATGAACATATCATAGACAAAGTTAAATTATATTTAGAAAATGGCGATGTGCCACATCTATTGTTTTATGGGCAAGCAGGTACTGGTAAGACTACGCTTGCAAAGATTATAGCAAATGGGTTAGATGCTGATATCATGTATATCAATGCTTCGGACGAAAACAATGTGGATACTGTGCGTACTAAGATAAAGAATTACGCAAGTACTATTGGATTTAAAAAATGGAAGATTGTTATATTAGATGAGGCAGATTATATGACTCCTAATGGCCAAGCTGCATTGCGTAATCTAATGGAAACATTTTCTAAAACTACTAGATTTATATTAACATGTAATTATGTTGAAAAGATTATCGATCCTATACAATCACGTTGTCAAGTGTTTGGTATAACACCTCCTAATAAAAAGGAAGTTGCTAAACGTATAGTTGAAATACTTAACGAACTACAAGTTAAATATGATAACAAAGACCTAGTTACTATTATAAACGCCGGCTATCCTGATATAAGGAGGGTGTTAAATGGCTGTCAACGACAGGTTATAGATAATGAACTAAAAATTGATGCGACTAGTGTTATACAAGCAAATTATATGACCAAGTTGTTAGAGCTTTTAAAATCTAGCTCGGATAAGAAAACGGCATTCAAAGATATTAGACAATTGATAGCAGATAGCAAAGTAAAAGACTTTACAGCTTTGCATAAATACCTGTTTGATGAATTAGATAATTATGCTACTGGTCATATAGCTAGCATTATATTAATATTAGCTGAATCACAATATCAAGATTCATTTGCAGTAGATAAAGAATTGCATATCATGTCCACAATTGTAAAAATGTTAAATGAATTAAAATAATGAATGATCGTATATTCATAATAATTAAGTATCATAGAAATCCAGATGGTAATTCAAACAAAGCCTTGCCAGTGTTAATGATGGATAATGATGACCATCCATTAGAATTTGATAGGTTGGATTCGGCAGAAGAAATGGTAAACATACTTAATATGAATAGTAATCAAGGATTTCATTACGAGATAAAAGAATTGGGAATCAGATATACAAAAATAAGTACAAACAATAAAGAAGAATAATTTGGTAAAATGAAATATTTTTCTTATATTTAAATAAATAAAAAAACAAGAATATATTATGGCAAAAAAATTACTTTTTGGTGAAGAAGCACGTAACGGATTAATGTCCGGTGTAGAACAATTAGCAGAGGCAGTAAAATCAACATTAGGTCCAAAAGGACGAACAGTTGTATTACAAAAATCTTTTGGTGGCCCAGTCATTACAAAAGATGGAGTATCAGTAGCAAAAGAAATTGAGTTAGAAGATCCTATTGAAAATTCCGGAGCTCAAATGGTAAAGGAGGCTGCTCAAAAAACAAATGATTTAGCTGGGGATGGTACAACTACAGCAACGGTATTAGCGCATGCAATACTTAAGGAAGGCTTTAAAAAAATTGCAAATGGCGCTAATCCAATTGAGCTAAAGCGGGG